AACCCTCCCAGAATCACGAGAGGAATTAAAATATGAACTTTATCCAAAGAACGGCAACCAAATGTGGGAAGCTTACAAAGCTTATTCAGAGCAATGCGGAGTAGATTATGATGATGACTTTATTAGGAAAACCATTGAGCGCACTTATGAAATCGCTCACAGTCGCGTTGAAAGTTTCTATCCCGATGCTACTGTTCGCTTACCTGATTTTGTTGTTCCTGACGGAAAGTCGGCTGATGAAGCGTTACGAGACTTATGTTTTGAAGGGCTTAATCAAAAGGGGTTGGTTACCAAAGATGGCTATTCCGACAGACTTAGAGAAGAACTTGAAGTAATTGAAGATCGTGGATTTTCAAAGTACTTCCTAACAATGAAGGCGGTAGCAGATGAAGCAACGAAAACTCAATTGGTGGGCGCGGGTCGCGGTAGTGCTGCTGGTTCTCTTGTGGCTTATGTACTTAATATTACTGGTATTGATCCCATCGAGTATGGTCTCCTCTTTAGTCGATTTCTTCGAAGAGATGCTGTTGACTACCCAGATATCGACTATGATGTTGCCGACCCTATGGTTCTCAAAGAGATCCTAATTGACAAGTGGGGCAAGGATACAGTCGTTCCAATCAGTAACTACAACACACTGCAACTAAGATCTTTGATTAAAGACATCTCAAAATTCTATGGCGTTGATTTTAGTGAGGTTAATAAAGTAACTTCTGTTATGATTAAAGAGGCAACTCCCATTGCTAAGAAAGCTCACGGAATTACAGCGGGAGTTTACGCTCCAACATTTGAAGAGGTAAAAGAATATAGTGTCACACTTAAACAATTTCTTAACAAGTATCCACACATCGCTACACACGTTGACAATCTTTATGGTCAGGTACGATCTATCAGTCGTCACGCTGGCGGCGTGGTTATTGCTGATGGATTAAACAACCACATGCCCCTAATTAACTCGGGCGGTGTACAACAAACACCATGGAGTGAAGGACAAAATGTTAGACATCTTGAGCCTCTTGGCTTTATTAAATTTGATATTCTTGGGCTCGCAAGCCTCCGAATGGTTGAGGGTGCTATCAGCCATATTCTTCGCAGGCACCATGGGGTTGAGAACCCTTCGTTTAATGACATTAAGAAGTGGTACGACGAAAACCTAGAACCTAATGTTCTAAATCTTAATGACCAAAAGGTTTATAAGAATGTGTTCCACAAAGGTAAGTGGGCTGGAGTATTCCAGTTTACAGAAAAAGGAGCGCAAGGTTTTTGTAGGAAGGCTAAACCAACAAGCATCATCGATATCTCAGCGATTACTTCGATTTATCGTCCCGGTCCATTATCGGCAAAGGTACATAATCACTATGTTGCGGCAAAGAGAAACCCAAAAGGTGTTAAGTACATACACCCATTGGTTAAAGAGGTTACTAAGGAAACCCACGGCTTTCTTATTTTCCAAGAGCAAATCGCTTTGCTGGCTCACAAGTTGGGTAAAGATCTATCACTTGACGAAGGCAACATGCTTCGCAAGCTATTAACTAAGAAAGGAACAGGTAAAGGACATGAAAAGAAAATGGCTATCTACAAAAAGTTTATTGAAGGTTGCGTTGAAAAACGAATTAGTGAAGAAGACGCCAACAAGCTTTGGCAAACCTTTGAATACTTCTCAGGATATGGTTTTAATAAGTCCCACGCTGTTAGCTACAGCATTCTTAGCTATCAGTGTGCCCATCTTCTTACTTACTATCCCGTTGAATGGCTTGCAGCCTTCCTCGATAAAGAGCCAGAAGGACGAAAAGAGCGGGCTATCAACATTGTGCGTAGCCTTGGGTATCGAGTAGAACGACCAAACATCAATGAGTCGGGTCAAGTCTGGGAGATTAGTGATGAAAAGAAAGCGTTGGTCCAACCATTAACATCTATCAAAGGTCTTGGAGACAAGGCAGTTGAACAGATCTTACAACATAGACCATTTAATAATGTTGAAGAACTTTTGTTCAATGAAGACATTGTATATTCAAAACTGAATAAGAAGGCACTAGACGTGTTAACACGCTCAGGAGCTTTAAACTCATTAGTGGATGACCGTTTCTCAGGTTTGAAGCATTTCTGGTCAGCAATCGCAGTTGATCGTCCAAAGAAGGAGAAAAACCTTTTGGAAAATATTGAGACATATGAACCAGAGGGAGACTTTAACAAGGCAGAAAAGATGGCGTTCTTGACAGAATTGACAGGGATTTACCCAATTGGAGAAGTCGTAAGTGATAAGTTGCTTAAAAAGTTTGATAAACTCAAAGTCCCACCAATTGGAGAATATGATAGAGACTTGCGTTTATGTTGGTTCATTATTCGTGAAGTGCTTGAAAAGAAAACTAAAACTGGTAAAGACTATTGGATTCTAAAAACAATCGACAACCAAAGTAACCAAGTTGATATTAAATGTTGGGGAGTTGACCCGCAACTGGATTATGCAAAGATCAATGTCCCATGTATGGCAAAGTTGGACTATAATGACACTTGGGGCTTTAGCACTCGTTCATTCAGGAGAAACATCAAGTTTGTAGAATTTAACTAATGTAGGCACTATTTATAACATTGGAGGAACCATTATGGGTAGAAAATCAAGAATGCGTAGAAGGGCACGCGCCGCAGCAGCAAGAGAGGCAGCAAAAGCGCCAGAGATCGTTGAAAAAGCAGCGCCAGCCGTTGCAAAGAAAGTGTCGGCTCCAAAGAAGATCGAAGCCAAGAAGGCAGCGGAATCAGTAAAGACCCCTGCTAAATCAAAAAGCAAAACTTAATTCTTTAAATTAACGCTTGACAAACCATTTACCTCCGTGTATAATATAAAATATAAAACATACACGGAGGTAAAATGTTTTTTATCGGTAAGAAAAATTTACTTGGGTTAATCATTTGTTCAGTATTGTTCTCCAGTCCATCTTTGGAAGCTCTTGGAGACAAAGCAAGATCTAAGCCAAAAATTCTTAAAGCAGCCGGTCGCGTCGATTCGGAGAATACACCAATCAGTTGGAAAATTATTAGTGAAGCATTAAAGAGCAATCATGTTTATCCCTGTTCCGTATTAGACTTCTATCACGATATGTTTGAACGACTGCACAAATACGAAGCAGAACATTATAAATTTATTGCGAGAGAAGGACTTGTTGGTTATAAGATCTGGTTTGATCTAAAAAATGGTAAAAAGGGAAAGTTCTCAGCAGAAAGAGAGTGGGATTTTAAAATTATTGTTTGCGATTGGGAAAGATGAAGATATTAAACGAAAAAAATTATAAAACTGTTTTGGATTCAGGGGAACTTGCTTTCATATTTTTCACCTCTAAGGGTTGCCACCTCTGTGTGAAACTTAAGCCAGTTTTAAAAAAGCTAGAAAAAGAATTTAAAACAAAACTAGAATTCTATTCTTGTGATATTGATGAGCAAAAGGCACTGGCGAAAGTCTTTATTAAAGACGAAGGTGTCCCAACGGGATTTGTGTCCAAGGGTGGCTCTGTCTTTAAAATTAAAGATCCAAAAACACCTGATGATGATTGTTGGTATTCAGAGAAATACCTAAAAGATTTAATTGAAGCATTGGTTAAAGGATAATAAATGAAAACAGGAATAACTTATGATGATGTGTTACTTGTACCACAATACAGTGATATTATATCAAGAAGAGAAGTTGAATTAACAACTGATTTTGGCAAAGGAATTGAACTATCTTTGCCAATCATTGCTTCGCCAATGGATACAGTCAGCGAAGCTGATATGGCTGGAAACTTAGGAGAACTCGGTGGTTTATCAATCATCCATCGGTACAACACAGTTGAAGAACAGTCTGCCATGATTGCCTCCTTGGGCAAGAAAGTTTTGGTCGGTGCAGCCGTTGGCGTGCTGGATGATTACATGGATAGGTCCAGAGCAGCCATAGAAGCTGGTGCAAAGGTCATTTGTATTGATGTGGCTCACGGACATCACGTTTTAGTGAAGAGGGCAATACAAAGTATTAGAGAGTTAGTTGGCGATGATATTCATATTATGGCGGGAAACGTAGCCACCTTGGAGGGTTTTAATGATTTGGCTGATTGGGGCGCTGATAGTATTAGATGTAATATTGGAGGTGGCAGTATTTGTACTACAAGAATACAAACGGGACACGGTGTTCCAGGGCTTGAAACGATACTCCAATGCGCCAAATCAGACCGAGATGCAAAAATCATTGCAGACGGCGGCATTAAAAACTCGGGTGACATTGTTAAGGCTTTTGCTGCTGGGGCTGATGCTGTTATGTTGGGATCACTCCTTGCAGGAACAGATTGTTCCCCCGGCACCATCTTCAAAACAGAAACTGGTGAACTAAGAAAGACTTACAGAGGCATGGCATCTGCTGCTGCCCAAAGAGATTGGAGAGGCAGAGTATCATCTTGTGAGGGAGTATCATCTTCGGTCCCATATCGTGGCAAACTTGCTGATGTTATTAAAGAACTGGAGAGAGGAATTAGATCTGGATTATCATATTCAGGAGCCAGAAGCGTTAGAGAACTACAGGCAAAAGCCCAATGGATGCAGCAAAGCAATGCAGGAGCCACAGAGAGTTCCGCACATATTAGATTAAGATGAGTGAACCGACAAAACATATAAAGATTACTATCCCCGAGAAATTGCATATTGACTTTCGGAATAGATTATTATATGATGAATTAACAATGATGTCTTTCTTCTCATATGTGATCCATGAATATTCTAATAATTCTGACTTGATGTGTCAAGTCGTTTGTGATATAATGGAAAAAAGAAAACTAAGATCTAAGCGGTTAATAAAGAATAAACAAAGATTAACTAAAAATGGAGAAAAGAATCTGAAGAAGAATTTCTTATCAGATGACGAAATTGAAGACATGTATGATATTATTGAGAGGTTTGACATAGATGAATTGTAAAGATAAATTAATAGGGAGAGAAAAACCCTGCAACAATAAAGAATGTAGAAATTGGATTGACTATAAAGAAGATCTAAATTGTTGTTTGGTGAGTGTAGAAAAGCATGGGCGTTTAACCCTGATGGAAGTCGCAGAGCGGCTTGGGGTGTCACATGTTAGAATTAAACAGATCCAAGACAAGGCATTAATTAAATTAAAGAAAAATGGAGAAATAGAGAATTGAGCGTTTTAATTTTTCCAACACTATTTATTACAGGTTTTATAACAAGGAGATACAACCAATGAGTAAGAAACTTTTAGAAGAAAGCACAATCCGTCAATTCATGAAGTTGGCAGAGTTACAGCCCCTAGCTAGTTCTTTTTTAGAGTCAGTAGAGGAAGCTGTAGTTCCAGCCGTTGAAGAAGAGGCGCTTGAAGAAAGCAAACAAGAATTAACTGAAGAAGTTCTTGAAGAGGATTCTCTTGAAGAGGGATACGCTGATGAAGCAGTTGCAGAAATGAGTTATGAATCCCCAATGGAAGAGCAAGCAATCGAAGAAATGATGAACGACATCGAAGAAGGTGCTCACGAAGATGCCGAAATGGAAGCCGAAGCCGGTGACATGGAAGCAGAGATCAACATCACACCAGACCAAGCTCGTGCAATTATTGCAGTTGCTGATATGTTAAAGGACATTATGCCTGACCTTGACGCTCCAGAGATGGAAGACGAGATGGATATGGAAGAGCCAGAAATGGATATGGCTGCTGACGATGAAGAAGCTGCTGCCGATGACAAAGAAGCCGCTGCTGATGAAGAGGAAGCTGCTGATGAAGGTGAAGAGGAAGAAGTAGACATGGCTGCTGACGATTTAGCTGAGTCAATCATGAAAAGAGTTCAAGCTCGTTTACAGGAAATGAAAAACAACTAAATTGAGATAAATTATAAAACCTAATTGAAAGCCGTGAAGAAATTCACGGCTTTCTTTGTTTTGGGGGTTGACAAATCTGAATAACGTGTTATAATGTTAATATGCATCTTAATAAGGAGTTGGAATGAAACATTATGCGAAAGGGCAGGAGCTTCAACAAAAGCTTTCAAAGGGCGTTGATATACTGGCAGATAACGTATGCTCAACACTTGGACCCAAAGGACGAAATGTTATTTTAAAGGGTCGTGAGGGCAACCCAGTCATTACAAAGGATGGTGTAACGATCGCCAACTTTATTGATTTAGAAGACCCAGTTGAAAATTTAGCAGCACAAATTGTCAAACAAGCTGCTGCAAAAACTAATCAGGTTGCAGGGGACGGGACAACCACCTCTACAGTCTTAACAAGAGCGATTTACAAAAAGGCTCTAAAGTATGTCAACAGTGGCGCAGCCCCCGTTGACTTAAAGCGCGGCATGGATAAGGCGAAAGAAGATATCGTTGATATTATTAAACAAAACGCTACAAAGGTTTCATCCATGGAAAACCTTAAACATGTCGCCACGATCTCAGCAAACGGTGATAAAGTCATTGGGGATTTACTTGCTACGGCTATCGAGCAAGCAGGTGTCGATGGCGGTATTAAAATTGAAGATGCGAAATCTTCCCAGACAACTCTTGAAATGGTAGAGGGTTTCATCTTTGATTCCGGCTTCGTGTCGCCTAGATTCGTAAATGACGAGCGCAGGAATGCGGTCAATTATGATAACCCAATGTTCTTTATCACCGATCATAAGTTGGAGCATGTTGAGCCTGTATTACCAATCTTAGAATTGGCTGCAAGGGAAAGTAGACCACTCATTATTATCGCAGGAGAAGTCGAAGGGCAGTTTTTGGCTTCATTAATTATGAACTCTGTGCGTGGTTCAATGAAGGTCGCTGCGATTAAACCACCACGCTACGGCGAAGAGCGTAGAGAAATTATGGCAGATATTGCACTCGCAACTGGTGGAGTTTTCTTTACAAAGGAAAGCGGCAGAGAGTTTTCATCTTTTAAGTTGAAAGAGTTTGGTACTGCTAAGTCGGTTGATGCAACAAAACTATCTACAACAATTATTGGTGGTGATGCTGATTACGAAGCGTTGGAAGAACAAATTGACATTCTAAAGGCAAGAATCAAAGAAGACGATGACTTACAAGAATGCAAGAAGCTTCAAGAGCGCATTAACCGTTTGGTTTCAGCAGTTGCCATTATTAAAGTTGGGGCACCAACCGAAGTTGAGATGATCGAAAAGAAACACCGGATTGAAGATGCCCTGGGCGCTGTAACAGCGGCACAGAAGCACGGCTTTCATGCTGGAGGGGGAATTGGGTTGCTCCGAGCTTCTGAAGGCGCTGAGGTCGATTCTGAAGCTTCCGAAGATGAACAGCTAGGTTACAAGATTGTTATTGATGCATGTTCTGAACCATTTAGACAAATTAGTAGGAATTGTGGATTAAGTGAAGATGTTCTAGTCCAAACTGTATTGGCACAAGAAGAACGCGATGTCGGTTATAATTTTGCAACAAACGAGTTATGTGATCTCATCGAAGAGGGCGTAATCGATCCTGTCCTTGTAACCAGTGTCGCGCTTGAGAACTCTGTTTCAGTGGCAGGTACTTTGATTACAACAAACTATGCGGTAGTAGATCATGAGTAAAAGAGTCAGGCAGACAGTTACCATCGACGTTAAACGCTTGGAAGAAGCACTTGTATGGCATTTAAACCTAGACAAGTCTTTAAGAAAATTATCCCAACTAAAGGTCCATCGTTCATCACGGGAAGAGACTCTTGAATTAATAAATGAGTGCAGGATTTTATTGGGAAGTTTGGATATGACATTATCAGAATTTCAAGAGATATACGAGGCGCTTACAGGTGAGCAGCCCATCACCGAACCAGTTCCTGAACCAGAGCCGGAACTACTACAAGAAGACTTAGAAAAACAAATTAATGATAGGATGATAGGAAATTTACTATCAAACCTTGACAAAACAAAAAAATAAATTATGGTGTTAAAACTATTCATAGGAGGATTATTAAATGACAACACTATCACGTTATAAGGGAAATTCACTACTTGATACAATGTTTAACGACATTTTCAACGATGAGTTTATGGCAAGACCATATATGAGTATGGCAAAAAGAAATAGCCAAGTGCTAAACAGAGATGAGGATTGGCAAATTGTATTTGCTATTCCCGGCGTAAAGAAAGACCAAGTGAACATCAAGGTTGATGATTTTGTTCTATCAGTTAGTTATGATAACAAAGACAGCAATGATCAGTTTAATTTTGTTTCATCTTTCAGTCGTTCGTGGAATGTGGGACACGATGTAGATGTAAGCAAGATTGTTGCCAATCACGAGGATGGCGTTCTTACCATCACTGTTCCAAAGCCAGAAGCAAAGAAGCGCGTTGTCCGCACCATTGAAGTAAGCTAGTTATAATTAGCGCGGGGGTCTTCGGACCCCCCTACTTCAAAGGGGACAATATGGAAAGACAAGAGAGAGAGGTTGGTGACTTAATAAATGTAATGGGCACCAAACAACTTGGGATTATTTTAAGAGTACACGAGAGAGCAGGCAATAGTAAGTTCTATTTAGTATATGACAACACCACCAATAAAGAAAAATGGATTCATGAAAATGCTGCTTTCGATCCCGAACAGCATAACCCAGATGTGGAACTGGTTCACAGCGCCTGAGAGCGAACACATATTATTTAAAGTAATTTATTGGAGACTGCTTTCAATATTTCTTGTTTGTGTCACAGTTTACGCGAACTTACATTGGCTTGACAGAACGACCCAACTCGTAGTATTATTAGTATTAACACTAACACCGGCTCATTACTTTTATGAAAGGTTTTGGGCTTACTACGAGAGGACTAAATGAATCTAGGTTATGCTTGTATAAACATGGAACTATCCCAGCCAATCAAAGAGGGACGACAGATTATCCGAGAACGGATTACAACAAATAGATCAATGATTAAGCGAACTTTCAAGGAGCGTGGGCTTGCCTACGCTTCTC